CAGATATTTTAGCTGACGAAACAATCGATGCTAAGTTTGACGTTGTACTTAGCGTGATTGACCAAGGCGTTTTAAACGCTCCTGTAATTGTAGACGGATTAACTAATTATAAAATTAATATCTCCAACGGCAATTATGGATTTGTTGATCAAGCCAACCCGTTGAATGCAGATATAATCCCTGGCAAGGTAATACAAGGTAAGTCTTCAGGCGCAATTGGTCGCATTGTTGACTATAAAAACGAGTCAGGTGACAGAGCAGTTAGCTTAGCAGAAACAGACGAAGTTGAAGTGCAACTACTGGAACCTACAGAATTCCAAGACGGCGAAACTTTAGAATTTGGAAACATTGTACGCGAAACACAGGTTTCTATAAGAGTAGAAACTGGTGTATACGAAGAAGATTATCCAATTAGAATGTCTGCTAACGTGTCTATTAAAGGTGACGAGTTTAGACGGGTAATAATTCGCCCTAAGAAACGAGTTTCGCAATCACGTTGGGCTAACTTGTACTTCTATAGAGATGCACAGTTCGACGGGCTAGTTCTTGGGCGCAGTATAATTGAATCCGTTAGCTTTGTAGCTTCGACTGATGCTAGCAGGACTCCTGGTAATTATACAGTAGATAATACCGGTTGGACTTCAAACAATCTAGGTAAAGACGCTGTGTTTGAAGTAAATGTTAATATCTCCGGCACAGTAACTGACGTTACTGTACTAACCCCTGGCGTAGACTTTATTAAAGATGAATTAATTACAATTTCAGATAGTGCATTAGGCGCAGGTGGCGCGGATCCGGTTATTTTAATAGTGTCTAGAATTCCAAACGGTGTTGAATACGTAAACCCGTTAACCGGTAAAGTAGACGGTTACTTTGGCTATCACTATCTAGAAAAACCTAATCAACAGAAACAGATTGGAGCCGGGTACCCAAACGTAGGTTCTTGGAAAACTTCAGCACTGTCGTTAGTTGACAACAGAGAATTTATACAAGAACAAGTAGTTGAATATCTAGACGATCAATTTTCTATATTCGACAACCAAACTGACAAAACTGCATATTTTGAAGGTGTTGGACAAATAGTCGATGCATTGATTAAGGATATGCGCCTCGGCGGTAATGAGTTTTCACTAGAAGCTCAAGGCGAGTATTATGTGGGACAATCTCCAACTAACTCTAGCCCAACAACTGCGACTATTGCAGGAATACAATATATTGCTACCATTGCGAATAAGATAATTAGAGGCCAAGGTCCAGATATACTATATGGCACAGATAACCAGTATGAGACAGACCTGTTTAACGGCGACACTAATCCAGACGAATGGAGCAGCAGTGTTAGATATCAGTTAGGTATTGTTGTATCAAATACAGTAGCAGGAACAACACGGTATTACATTCCGACTATTGAACACGTTTCCGGAGGTTCATTCAGTCAAGCTAACGATGATGGGTTTTGGAGAGAAATAGACGGTCCTGAATTAGTAATTAGTAATTTAATTACTACAATAGCATTTGCTTTTGAACCAAACTATCGTCCGCCTCTTCGTAACAACGAAATGGACGTGTTCCTCATGGACGATGCGACTATTATTCGTAACGTAACTGTACAAGGTCACGGCGGATTTATGCTAGCACTAGACCCAGAGGGACAAGTGCTAACTAAATCACCATATATTCAAACCGGTTCAAGCTTTTCGAGAAGTCTTAATAAACAGTCGTTCCGAGGAGGAATGTTTGTTGATGCGTTTGTAGGTAACACCGCAGTTCAAGTATCTGATAGGATTGACGGATCAGCGTTTAGGCTTAGTATACAAAGTTTTGGCAGTCAAGCTGAACCGCAAGGGTTATTTGTAAGACGTCCTCAAACTCCGTGTGCATTCTACGTTGACGGAAGGCGTTTTCAAGTAAACGCAGTTACTAACTACGATCCAGATTTAGGCTCAGCTGAGCTTATTCTAGATCCTAGCTCAAACGACGGTCAAGGTTTTACAGGAATAACTAGTCAATTGCTTACTGGTGTTGACCTGGATGCTATCGGAGGTTCCGAAACACCAATACCTATTACTTTGCAAACAGCAGGCAACCGTTCCATACTAGGCAACGACTTTACGCAGATTAACGATCTTGGCTACGGACTAGTGGTATTGAACGGTGCATTATCAGAGATGGTTAGCATGTTTACTTACTATTGCTGGACGTCTTACTACGCAGCAAACGGCGGTCAAATACGTTCAATCGCAGGATCGTCTTGTTACGGGGAATATGGATTAATTGCAGAAGGAGCTGACCCTAACGAGATACCAGATGCTGTTGAGCTGCTACAAGATATGGCTCAACCTGCTAAATCCTTTACTGCCGATGTGGTATTAATAGTAACAAATCCAATACAACTCACAGTAGGCGATGTTGTGCAGCAGGCAAACTCAGATGCTATCGCAACAGTAAGTGCCAGCACGTCACAAACTAGCAACGGAGGAACTGGATCAACTACTGTTTACTTAAAAAATCCTACAGGTATATTTAATACAGCAGATCAACTAACACTTGACCCACAGGGCACAGCAAGTACACTAGGACCAAATAGTATTCCAGTAACCGTGAATGCTGTAGGCTACGGTAACGACGTCGAAAGCTTGTCCATCTATGTATACGACATGAAGGATGTACCGTCTAATAGATCCGAAATAGATCTATATCATCCAACACGTAACGTTTTTGCAAGATATGAAGTTGCAAACGTAGAAAACACAGGAGAGGATGTAGGAGCGTATCTCAACGTAGGTACTGATATTTTTTATAACTACATCACCGGCGGAGCAGCAACAGGTACCGCAAGCGGCGCAATATTTACTATTAGAAAAACTATTAACGGTGGATATACTGCAACTATAGAAAACGGCGGTAATGACTATAGAGTAGACGACTCTTTCAATATTACAGGTTCGTTACTTGGTGGGCAAAACGGCACGCACGATTGTACTATTGCAATTACTGCTATAGACAATACCGAAGGCAACGGCATAATAACCGGTATTTCAGTAACAGGCATAATATATATCGAGCCAACAACTCCGACCGTTAGTAACACTGTTTACCGATTAAACTTCTCAACAGGAGATGCTCAGTTTAGTGATAATGGGTTGCTAGAGGAAGTTGCATTTGATACTATTATTCAGTATCGTCGTAACTCAACACACATTTTAGGTGACGTTGCAAGGACTGGACTTCTAACAATTAGACCATCTACTGCTATCATCTTTGATGAAAATCCTGAATTTGTGTACAGATCAGTTAGTTTCCTCACATCTGATTCGTTGGGCAATGAGTTAGAATCAGATCAACTACAAACTGGGTTTGATACAAGTTATGACTACATAAGGCTGTTAGTAGACTCTCAGCGAGCAGGCGAGTCTACCCTTTCAGGTACTGGTACTACTAAAGGCAGCACTATTGGGGATACTAGAATTGCATTATTGGCAGCTTCAGATTTTAATGAAATTTTTCGATTAAATAATAACTTGCTAACTCCCCAAAGCAATCGACCAGTAGGATGGACTGCGGATTCATTAACTGCTATCCCTCCTATTATAGCATGGGCTGGTAAGCAGCATTATGTTTACAACTTCCGGGGTGTAAAGACTATTGGAGGTGTTGAAACTGAAGTAGCGCCAGCAGAAGATAACGACTATGCAATCGTAGACATTCAAGATGTAGGAATAGATATAAACTATCCTCTTAGTGCCGAGGGACTTGCAGGCACAACAATTTTAGGAAACAGTATTGTTACAATACGTGCCGGATTAAAAGCCGGAAGCATTGGCGATATTACTGTTAATATTTCTACTTGTAGAGTCACAGGCCACGACTTTCTTGACATTGGCACAGGAGGCTATAATTCTACTAACTACCCAAATGTTTTATTTGGAGAGCCATCGGATAAGAATAGTGCAAACGAAGTAGACGAACGCGGCAAGGGACGAGTGTTCTACGTGAGCACAGATCAAGACGGTGTATTTAGAGTAGGTCGTTTCTTTAGCGTAGATCAGGGCACAGGCACAGTAACGTTTAGTGCTTCGATAGCACTGAGTGACGTAGACGGAATTGGATTCAAGCGCGGGGTTGTTGTAACTGAGTTTTCAACAGACACTGCAATGACCGATAATGCTTCAGATACAGTGCCTACCGAACTTGCTGTTAGGGGATATATAAACCGTCGGTTAGGCTACGATGTATCTGGAAATGCAGTGTCCAACAGACTAGGACCTGGCGCGCTGGCTCCTAACGGTTCAATTCCGCTAACAGGTGATTTGAATGCAGCTAACAACACAATTTCTAACTTAGGTATACCTAGTAATGCAGCAGATGCAGCAACCAAACGTTACGTTGATAATACTGCTAGTGGCGGGGACGAAATTCGAGATATGCGTTCAATCAGCTATAACAGTTACCAATCAGGGCAAGTATTGTCTTCAACTGGAGCTAAGCGCCTTGTATTACCTGCAGGCAGCGTAGTAGCAGGACCGTATGTTTCGGGGGATGTCATAACCGGATCAGTAACTGGAGCTACAGGTGAAATAGTCGAAGTTATTGAAGAGACAGGATCAGTAGACGGCGACATTGTTATATTGGTTTATATACCGCTATCAGGAGAATTTAGCGATGGAACTCCTGCAGGTAATTCTCCAGGGCAAGACAGAGCCGAAGTATTGCCAGCCGGGGCCCAAGGGATTATAATAGATGGTCCTATAGACGAATGGGCTAACGTTTTGGCTTCTGCTAGCAGCGATATCAGTATAGCAACCGGCCGAGAAGAAATTAATCTGCAGATCAAAGCAGGAGTTATTATAAATGCTGATGTTAATGCAAACGCTGGCATAGCACAAAGTAAACTAGCACTTGTATCTGCGTCCACAAGGGCAAATCCAGCAGGAATATCACAAAGTGATCTAGGATCTGCATCATTCGACTCAGCAGTGTTTGATTCAACTACTGGATGGATTACAATAAACAACGGTGCACTAAGTATTAATAAACTACAGCGCATATCCAATGGCACAGTATTAGGTAATTGGAGTGGTGATGACGGTGCTAGCGATATAGACGAAGTATCTTTTTCCGATGTTATAGCTGAGGGCCTTGGTCTAGAGGATAGAGACTTTACTGGTGCTGCACTTGCGGCAGCGAGTGATCCAGGACAAGCACTGATAAGAACGGGCACAGGTACATACAGTATTTCAAATGTTACCAACACTGGCGAGACAAATTCAATACTAAAAACAAATGCCAGCGGTAGTATTCAGGTCAACTCTTTAATATTAGGGGGTAACCCATCTTATGAAATATTGAGTCTTAATACAACTACTGTTTTGTTTAAAACTCCGACACAAGGCGAAATACTTCGATCAGTAGGTGGCTCTCCAAGTGTAGCGCCGACTGTACAGATACCAGGTGGTCTGAATATTGGAGACTCCAATTCAACCCAGTCTGTATTAAAAGTTAACTCTACACTTGCAGGCAAGAAGGCTATCGGAGTAAATTGGATTTACTCCAGCTTTATAGAAGCGCAAGACGAAAAGGGTGCTGCTTCAACAGGCATCTCTATAGGTGCTGCTTCTGGTGTGTCGGCAGCCGGAGAGGTTGCAATAGTAACAGCAGACAGTAGCTCAAACACAAGTGTGATTCCGTTTACTTTTAGCTCAGCAGGGGTACTGCCTGACGTTACTAACACCTACGACATTGGTAGTAATTCGCTAAGATATCGTAATATGTATTCAAGTGGTAATTTGTTTGTAAACGGAGCCAGTATTGTTGCAGGTGAATATACTGGTAAAGGATTCTTGCCAGATGCTACTAACACGTACGACATTGGCAGCGCAGCATTAAAATATGATAATGTCTATGCAAATATATTTAATGGTACTGCAACTACTGCATACTACGCTGACTTAGCTGAAAATTATCAAGCTGACGCAGCATACGAAGCCGGCACTGTTTTGGTATTTGGTGGCGATGCCGAAGTAACTACAACTAACCAAAAGGATAACTTCAGAGCTGCTGGAGTGGTATCAACTAATCCAGCGCATCTAATGAACACTGCATTGTCAGGTGAGAATGTAGTTGCGCTAGCGCTTCAAGGACGAGTCCCATGTAAAGTAGTTGGCAAAGTCAGTAAAGGAGATATAATTGTTACAAGCGGAATATTTGGATACGGTTGTGTAAACAACAATCCGGTTAACGGCACGATGATTGGTAAGGCAGTTGGTTCTAAAGACACTAACGACCGAGGTACAGTCGAAGTAGTAATAGGAAGATAACGTAACAAATGTAACACAGCCTAAAAATATCTGCCTTAGTGGTGCTTAAGGCAGATACGATAAATATATAAACAAACAGGACGCAGGAATGGCCAATAGATATCCACTAATAATTGATGTCAACGACAGTAACAAGATAAAAGAGATACCAGTAGGTGACAATCTCACTTTACAAGGGTCTTCTATTGTTCAAGTTCAGGATATTACAGCAACAGGAACTATTAACGCGGGCGATATTAGGGTAAATGGTAATAGACTAGTAGCTCAGTCGTTCTCGGAGTTAGATGAAACTCCATCTAGCTTCGTCGATTCTGAGGATTACTTTTTAAAAGTTAATGCAGCAGGCGACGGCATTGTCTATCGATCCCTAAGCGACCTCGGTAATATTCAACTCGACGGTCTAACACTAAGCAACGATATTATACCTAGTGTAAATGCTACTGGCAGGGTAGGCACTGACCAAGCAGCATTTGCAAGAATTACTGCTACTAATCTAAAAGGAAACTTGCTAAGTCTAAACGACGAAGTTGTCTTTAATGCCAGTACAGGTAAATTATCTTACGCCGCATTACAAGGCGCACCGTCGAGTCTTTCAGAATTTACTGACGACATAGGTTTTTTGCAATCTAGTAACTTAGGCGTGGCGTTTGACAACCTGTTTGCATCAGGAATAACAGCAACTTTGGATATTATTGGTAGTGTATTTGCTGACGATTCTAGTATACTAGTAGACGGAATCTCTGGAATTATTAAGGGCAATGTAGAGAATGCATCAGTAGACACTATTAGTATTCGCTCACAAAATTTAATAGTTGAAGAGATTGTTACTATTAACAATCTAATAACACTAGGCATAATAGAGATAGAGCCTGGGTTTCCTGAAGACGGAATGATAGCAATTGCAGACGGAACAGAATGGGATCCAACAAACTCAGGAGTACAAACAATGGTTGTGTACCTAGACGGCGCATGGAAGCAAATACAAACAGCGTAAGGAAAAGACAATGGCAGTAAATTTAATCAATCTAGGACAAATTGCAAACGACGGCACAGGTGATGATCTTCGCGAAGCAATGATTAAAATAAATCAAAATTTTGAAGAGCTTGATCTTTCAATCGGCCTGACCGCAACTGCTAGCAATCTTGGTACTGTAGGTCAAGGACTTTTTTCTGCTAGCATTAACAACGACCTACAGTTTAAAAAACTTGCTGCTGGTGACGGCATTGCGCTAACATCAGATTTTGAAAACGTTACAGTTAGTAATTCGGGACTTATTCAACTTGCTATAACAACTGACGGTGGAGCCACTCTACTAGAAGGCAGCGCAGCACTAACTATTCAAGGCGGGCCTGGCATTTCCACTCGCATAGTTAACGGTGATCTTGTTATTAACAATGATTATCTTGCAGAACTTTCACAAGATATTACTCCGGAACTGAGTGGCAATCTTAATGCCGGCGGATACGATATACTTAATGTAGGCAATCTTACTGGGTTAGTAAACGGAGTTGATCCAGCAGCGTATGCTGTTTACTTTGAAAACATTGAACTAGGTGGAATACTATTTTCTGTTACCAACACAATTGAATTACTTACTGCAACATCAGACTTTGACCTAGGCACTTTTACCAACCCATCAGCAATTAATATTGACGAAGGTGTCATTTAATATTCCGATAAATACTCTGCATGAGGAATACTATAAATGAGCAGTCTTTGGAACGTACAAACAGGAGCTAGAATAGCAACTTCAATCGAAAGAGAAGCTGTTAATATTCTGTTGCCCTTAACAAACAATAACGACACTATTACTGAAATTATAAGCGGCCGTCTTCCACCAGGTGCAAGATTAGAAGGCAATGTTATAGTAGGTACACTGTTTGAAGTGGCCTACAATCAGAGCTTTAATGTTGTTATTCGAGCTGAACTAGACGATTTATTTGAAGATCGAACTGTAGAAATAATAGTTACAGGGCCCGATGATCCTCGCTGGGTTACAAACTCCGGCCTACTGCCAATCGGAGCAAACGATGCTCTGTTCATTTTAGACAATGTACTTGTAGATTTTCAATTACTTGCTACAGACACTGATCTTCCAGCGGGCGACGAGCTAAGTTATTATATTGCAAACAACGACGGCGAGTTGCCACCAGGAATAAAATTATCTAACGACGGCAAACTCCAGGGAATTGTAGAACCTCTGCTAAGTTTGGACTTAGACTTTGTTACTGATAGCAATGATGTAACAACAACAGGCTTCAGCAGTTATGTTTACGATTCTGTGCCCTATGGATTTAGTGCAACTTCGATTTTTTCTAGAAAACTAAACAGGTATTATCCCTTTGCTGTTACCGTAACAGACGGTACTAGCTTTATTCGAAGAGAATTTAAAATATACGTAGTAGGAGACGATTTTCTAACTGCTGATAATACACTAATGCAATCTAGCTCAGGTATATTTACTGCTGATTTAACTAACATAAGAACGCCTACTTGGCTGACTCCAAGAGACCTAGGAGTTAGACGTGCAAACAATTACGCTACTATATATTTAGAAACAATTGATAATATTCAGCTCGACGGCGAACTAATTTACACTCTTGAAAACGTAAACCAGCTAGGAACCATAAGCAAATTACCACCAGGATTATCATTAGACAGTGGTACTGGAACAATTACTGGACAAATTCCCTATCAGCCAGCTATTACAATAGACTACACATTTACAATACGAGCTACTAGGGTATCACCAGATACCGGAATAGTTAGTATATTTGCAAACTACTTTGAAGACACTCCGCCAGGGGCAACTTCGTTTAAAATATTTAAGATAGATCGTACAGGTGACATAGACGGAATTAATGACCTGCTGTCCTTGATTAATCGAGAAATTCTTCTTGAAGAAAGACTCTATAAAGTTATAAATGTTGATGACTCGAACGCAGACTATGACGTAATTTTTCTAGGATCGCCTCTTACTTCAAGTGTTCCTCTAATACTCAGCAGAGCTGCTGTTATAAGCAGCGACTATCTATTTGTTAAACGGCTGTCCGAAATCAACAGGCAAACGTACAATCAACGTCAATTACGATTTGAACAAAACAAAGCCTATACTATAAGCAGTATTACTCCGTATATTGAATATGAAATAACACAAACTGATCTCAGTATTACAGGAATATTTCCTTCAGGCAGTCCTAGAGATATACAAGTAGGCGAAGATTATATCGTGGGTGATTATATTGTTCGCTCGTTGTCCAGTGGAGGGAATGGGTTTATCTATGTGTGCATAGCAGCACACGCAACTGAGCCACAACTTGATGCTAACGGTGATATTATCTTTGACAATGAAGGAAATGTCCAACTGGTATTTGAACTAAACAAGTGGTCCGAAGTTGCTGAAACGTCTAATGACCTAAGTATTAACGACCGAGTAATTGCAACAATACAAGCACTTGAAGACACCTATAACAACAAAGCATTTGTTATTGCACAAGAACCTCGTAGATGGGTAATTAGAATTCCTAGTACTGCTGGTTCTAGGGCTGTTTCAAATATTCGTAACTTCTTTGGCAATAACGGAACTATTGTTGTAAAGGCATTACGAGACAATGAAGATTTTGTGCAGCTAGATAAAAATCTTACTGTTGCGTTAGCACAAGGAAGAAATATTGGTATATCACTATTTGCCCGAGACTTTTTCTCTGAGGACATAGTTGTTGCGGAAAACGACGAAGTGGTCATTCCTAGCACTGCAAAAACATTTAACATACAGATAATTGGTGAAGTTGACAGTAACATAAGTTGGATTACTGCTGCGGACCTAGGAACTATTAATGCCAACTTCACTAGTATTTTCAAATTAGAGGCAGAAACAACAGTGCCCTTTTCGAAGATGACGTATAAACTAGTAAAAGGCAAGCTGCCGTTTGGCATGCGGCTACAATACAATGGAGAAATAGTAGGAGCTCCTAAGCAGTTTGCTGACGCAGAAGGCCTAGGACTAAGCATATTTGATAATGACAGTGTGTCGTGGGACGGTAAAATACCAGGTGATACAACTTTCGATCGACAATACGATTTTACTGTTAGAGCAGTTGATCGATTTGGCATTGCAGCAATTGAACGTACATTTACTGTGCGAGTAGAAAGCTTTGACAACACGCAGTATACAGATATCTATGCAAGGCCCATGCTTCAGCAGAGTCAACGAAAAGCTTACCGAGATTTTACAAGCGATCCGAGCATATTTACACCTGATAAAATTTATAGACTAGGTAACGCTACATTTGGTATACAAAAGAACCTAGATATGCTGATCTATGCTGGGATTGAAGCCAAAGACATTGCAGAGTTTGTTGCAGCCGCAGCAAAGAATCATAAAAGAACAAAGTACAGTTTGGGAGAGTTTAAGACAGCAATTGCAATTGACCCAGATACTGAGGAACAGGTATACGAAGTAATTTATATTGATGTTAACGATTTTGCACAGACTGATAAAGGTAAAACACAAAGTAAGTTTAGCATAAAAAATCCTAAAAAAATCACAGTTGACAGTTTACAGTACGCCGCTGTTGACGATAATACAAACACTGGATTAGGTATCGACTCTTTGCCAGTGTACGGGCGCGGCGGCTTTGTTAGATTTATTCCCTCTACACTAAACCAATTAATTATCGAAACCAGAGAAGGCGATGTTGAACTTTCAACAGACAATGCAGACTTTGAGGTAGAGCTAACTGACACTTCGAGTGTTGTAGTTGTTCTTGAAAGAACAGACAGTGAACCATACAGAATCAGACCGAATCCCACAAACACACTAAAGGTAGATAGTAATGCCATACTTGTTAGTCAGAGTGCAGATGTCGTAAAGTATAGAGCTAGTATCGAACACATGCGAGATAACATCAAGGCAATTGGGCAGAACGAAAGAAATTACCTGCCTCTTTGGATGCGCACTCCTCAAAACAAATTGCAAGAACTAGGATATGTAAGTGCTATCCCAGTTTGCTACTGTGTGCCGGGAGAAGCAAAGAATGTCCTAGCAGCCATAAATAATAGTAACTTTAATCCTAATATTATTAACTACGATATAGATAGGTACATTGTTAAGCGAAGCAAAGACTCATTGGAAGAAAAATTTATACTATTCGCAAACTACCTGTTCAACGTGTAACAATACTAAATAGGTTTATATAACAGAGGAATAATTATGGCAAGTCAAATTATAAGCGAAACAGTAGATGCAACGTACCCAGTTGCCGGAGTAGATAATGACACTCAAGGCTTTCGCGATAACTTTAGTATCATTAAGGCAGGATTAGGCATTGCAAAAAATGAAATTACATCCCTGCAGAGTAATACTGCAAAGCTGAGTCAGCCTAACGACTTCGGCGGCAGTGTAGTTGCTAATGCAGAACTGTCGTTGTCTACTCACTCATCACGTAATCCTCTAACAATAAACGAGCAATCGCCGAACTTAGTAATTAGTTTCTTAGAAGGACACTACCAAACGATTGCACTAGGAACTGACGCTACGTTTATGCTGACTAATTGGCCTGAACGAGACGGAGTCTATGTTTCAAAAATGACTGTAGAATTTAAAGGAAGTGATTCTACTGTACACGAAATAGGGTTAACGACCAATGCCGGAACAATTAAGTATTCGTCGGATTTTCCAGAACCATTAACTGTTGCTAGTAATGACACATCGGTCATTGTTGAATTTTGGACTGCAACCAAAGGCAGCACTGTGTTTGCAAACTACATCGGAGAGTTCTCGTGATCAGTCCGCTGATACACTCATTGAGTGACATGAGCGAAAGTCAACTAGATTCAAAAATATCCGAACTTCAGCGCAAGTACTTTCAGAGTTCAAACCCAAGTGTTAAGCATCAGATCACAGTGTTCCTTGATATTTACTATGCTGAGGTAGCTGAACGTCGTGTGATCGCAGCACAAAAAGAAAGAGAACAAATGGCCGCAAACGGCCACAAAAGTGTTGACAATCTAATCAATATCAATTAAACTGTTTACATGCTTATAAAAATAGACGACTTGGGTATACCGATCTTTTCCGCTGCGGATCTTATCAATCTGATCTATAGTGGCCATGCATCTAAAGTGCATGATGTGCAGTGTGAAGACACAGCTGATGTACAACGATTTAATGCCGCAGCAAAGCATAGGTACACCCAAGGTCTGCAAGTTTATATCCCCCCAAACGTAACAATGTTAGAATTTGATGATGCTTGTCAGTCTGAGTGGTTTATGCCTGACGAGTATCTAAAGATAAACGTTTACGATTACCTTGTAGTGTCCTGTACAAACCAAGACGAGATAAACAGACTGTCTCAGGAATTACAAGAATATCAAACACGCGACATGCTTAATATACTTAGGTACATGATCTTTTTGGTTAATTTTATGAGAGAGAATGAAATAGTTTGGGGAGTGGGCAGAGGATCTAGTGTAGCAAGTTTTGTACTGTACTTGATCGGAGTGCACAAAATAAACTCAATTCAATACGGACTGGACTTCCACGAGTTCATGAGATAAGTAAGTACATAATAGGAGACATTTATGTCAAAAGTATCACCAGCAAAAAGACAGCACACTAGTATGAGAGGAAAGCGAGTTGACATGGACTTGCTACGCAAAAGAAACGAATTGACCCCGGCGGTCGGTAATGCAAAAGTAAACGCACGTGGAGACGAATTGGGCCCCGGTGGCCAAATTATACGCAAGCGTGAAGCAATCGTTCAGGAGCACTATGCTCAAGCAGGCAAAGTTCGATCAGACAGCGGAAGAGCAGTATCAACTACTGAAATAGAAACAAAACCAGTAGAGCAGCCAACTACTAAACCAGTGGCTACTAGGAAACCTGCGAAGAAGTCTCAGCCCAAAGTTCAAGAACAATTAACAGCAGCAGAAGAAGAATTAGAAGCTAACGAAGAAGATTGGATCGAAGACACAGACGGCAACTTTACAAAAAAAGGTAAATAATGGCCACTAACATTAACAATATAAAAGGCGACCTAAGGGCAATCAACAACCGAGTGCTAGTTACCGGCATGCACTTTGGTGAGCAAACTACTAATACAGGTATAGTGGTATCTAACGACGACGGAAAAACTCGAGGCATTTATCCTCGCTGGGGCAAGGTATACAGTAAAGGAACAATTAATTCAGATGTATACAATGTAGGTGATTGGGTCTTAGTTGAACACGGTCGTTGGACTAGAGGTATCAGTTTAGAAAATAACGACAACGAGTTTGAAGTTAGAATGATAGAAACCGAAAGCATATTAGCCTATTCAGTAACTGCTCCTAATAGCTTAAACATGGGATCAGAATACCGAGACGGCGAACACGCTACAGTAGACCCTAGCTCGTTTGTAAACCCACAACACTAACCAAAGAGGAATAAAATGGATTACGAAACTTTAATCAAGCAATGGCACCACGACCGAAATTTGATCGCAGGCAGCACAGACAAAGACCAGTACATGAAGTTGATTCAAGAGGCTGGAGAATTGTCAGATTCTCTATGCAAAGGTAAAGACATTAAGGACGACATCGGCGATATGATGGTCGTACTAATTAACATTATGGTGCGAAACGGACATACACTAGATGAATGCCTTGAAGTTGCCTACAATGATATTAAAGACCGCAAGGGCCGAATGATAGACGGTGTCTTTGTGAAATCAGCTGACCTTACCTAGATTTATAACAATTAATAGTTCTCGACTTCTCAGGCACTCATAGGCACACATAGGCACGCATAGGCACGCATAGGCATATAACCAGTACTGTTTGGTCGGGGATGCTCGACTCATCAAGAGTCTGCGATATAATATCGTCGACGGATTTTGATGCACTGGAAGGCAAAAGCTAACTAAAGGCTTTAAAAGAAGTAGGCGCTGTGAAAAAGATACAACCTACGGGCAAGTAATTTCGCTTAATAGGAATTAACTGCCATCCGTTGATATTGTGAAGCTAGAGTAAGGGGTACCGGTCAACCGCCTCTGATACAGAAATGTAAATCTCTTTTATTAAGATGGTAAAGCTCACTCAGATAATGTTGAGATACCTTTTATTCACCCACTTGGGTGAATAATGGTTCTACTATCTAGATAATATAATAGAACATGACTGCTGTTAGCAGCCATGCAAAGCAAGTGTTAACTGGGTAATAAAAACATTATTCATAAAAGAACATAGTTTGAGCGCAAGCGAAAACTTGTGTTAAGCGAAGCGTACACAAAGACAGTTAATAAACTATTACATAAATGGCATGTTCTGAATTAAAAGAAACTACTTATCTTAGACGATAGAAAAATATTTAACACACGGGACTAGTATTATGAGTTTACTACTTGATGCAGGAAATAAAATACGCACAGACGTTGCCTGGGATATGTATCTCTTAGACAACGTGTCGGCTCTTGATAAATTATGGAGTCAGGGTAAGTTTGAACAGTTTGAGACCTACAAAGCCCTAGCGGGTCTAACCTACAAAGATTACGTAGAAAAGAACAAAAATCGTTTTAATACTAGTCTCTTCTATTGTCCTTATATTCCATTAGAGTTCATAGATGTTGAATTTACCATTACCAAATAACGTGATTCTGTCATTGACATTTCTCAAGTTCTGCGCTACACTGTATTAACAGTACAGGAGCAGAACTTGAAACTTCCAGAAACAAACAACAAAAGTCTTACTACCACTGGGCTCGCAGGCATTGTCTTGATGTTTCTGCACCTCACTAGCTCTATTACAGGATGGGGTTGGCCCATCCTGTATATATTCTTAATCATATCTGGCATAGGCCAGGAAAACAGGAGTCCAACATGGCAACCCACGGAATGATCGATTTAGAAACACTTGACGTAACGCCAAGTGCAACAGTACTGAGCCTAGGTGCAGTCAAGTTTGATCCCAGATGCGGTTCAGAACCGCATTCGGAACTGTATTTTAAGATTGACATCGACGAACAAGACAGGCTGGGGCGATCAGCAAGTGACAGTACAATTGAGTGGTGGGGCAAGCAGGACCCTGCTGTTATGGAAGAAGCATTTGATCCCGAAGGCAGGCTCAGCGTAGAAGACGCGCTACGACAGTTATCTAAGTGGTGTGTGGGAACTAGCGTACTTTGGGGGCAAGGATACGGCTTTGACTATACCATTCTTGAAGACTTATATCGCTGTATAGGCAAACCGGTTCCCTGGAACTTTTGGCAAATCCGCGACAGTCGCACATTGTTTTCGGCATGTGCATCGGACCCAAGGAAGTCAGTAGGGCAAGATGCCCTACACAACGCGCTGGCAGACTCATATTTTCAAGCCAAGGCCGTGCAACTTGCCTACAAGGAATTAGGTATTAAACGATGAAAAAAGTAACCAGGACAGATATTCAATTGCTTTGGCAGCAAGCAGGCGGCGATTCTTTTGATGAAAGAGTCGTTCTACAACGAAGTAGTACAGCGATTTGCTAAGTTAATAGCTAAACAGTGTGCTGATGTAATTGATGTAGGCGATGGACAAATGTGCTCTATGGCCGAAACTGTTTGGAGCAACGCTTGTCGTGATTATATTAAAATAGCATTTGAGGTATACGATGAAAACACGCGAACAGATAATTGAAGAAGTTATTGGCTGGTTCCACAACGAAGCAAAACAGTCTAAGGTGGCGTTTTTAGAAACAAAAGAATCGGACCTAATACTGTATCACCACACGCTGGGTCGAAAGATACGCAATGAGTTTAGTTTGTGGGAAGCAAAATGGACTCCAGAGCTACAAGACGGCGTTGACTGTAGCAACGGACACCCAGATGCGCTAAGCCAGGGCATTATACAAGAAGTCTGGCACAGACTGCAAGAGGATCTAGATGATGGATCGTGAAAATATTATTAACAACATGTGCTTAACATATAATCATGCGTATTTTTTACCCACAAAAGCCGATGATGACACTAATCTGTTTAACTGTGCACTGACTCAAGGTGAGAAAGACTTTTTGTGGAGACAAATGGCGCAGGTGTTTGACAACGATATTGAACCGTTTATGGAGTTTAAAAAATGAGTATGCTAGATTTTGCAAAATCAGAATTAGATCGAATTGGAATGACTAGCGAAGACAGAACGGGTGATGACATAAACTTCTGTATGCGAGATCACATTCTACGCATGGTAGAAGAGTTCAGTGCGGAAGGTCACAGTGGATACAGCGCAAGCTATGCATTAGGTGTTCTCAAGAAGCTGCTGGCGTTCGAGCCACTAACACCGCTTACCGGCGAAGACAGCGAGTGGACAGACGTCACCGCAGAGTCAGGCGGTAATGTAATGTACCAAAACAAACGATTGAGCAGCGTATTTAAAGACAACAACAGCGCCTGGGACATCGACGGCAAGTTGTTTTGGGAATGGCACACCGACGAAGAATCTGGAAAGAAGTCTAAAATCCACTTCTCAGGCAGTGGCTGCGCAACGCCTGTAGAGTTTCCATATACTAAACCAGATGAACCAATTTACGAATATAGAGATTCCGAAGCAGATGATTAATGATACCATACAGCAGATAGTAGCAAGAGAACAAGCTAGGCAAAACTCTACTATAGAGCTAATTGCCAGTGAAAACTTTGCTAGTGCAGAAGTAATGGAGCTCAACGGGAGTGTGTTTACTAACAAGTACGCAGAAGGATACCCGAGCAAACGTTACTACAATGGCTGCGAACACATTGATGAAATTGAAGAGCTAGCAATTAGTAAACTAAAAGCACTGTTTGGATGCAATTTTGCAAACGTACAACCGCATAGCGGAGCTAATGCAAATACAGCAGTGTTTCAGGCATTTCTTAATACAGGTGACACTATCCTAGGCCTGGGTCTTAGTAGCGGTGGCCACTTATCACATGGCTCTGCTCCTAACATATCTGGCAAGATATATAATGCATTTAGCTACGGGGTAGACTCCGATGGATGGATTGACTATGACGAAGTTGAGGAACTTGCCCATAAACATCGTCCTAAAATGATCATATGTGGAGCTAGTGCCTACCCACGCCAAATCGACTTTGTGCGTTTTAGAGCCATAGCAGACGCTGTAGGCGCAGTATTACTAGCTGACGTAGCTCACTATTCGGGATTGATTGCTGGAGGAGTATATCCAACCCCAGTAGGACTAGCTGACGTCATTACTTCTACTACACACAAAACTCTACGTGGTCCACGCGGTGGCATAATTATGTGGAACGACTCCGCCTACACCAGGAAGATCAACAGTGCAATCTTTCCTGGTACGCAAGGTGGCCCGCTGATGAATACAATTGCAGCCAAAGCGCAATGCTTTATTGAAGCAGATACCGTGTCATTTAAGGAATATGCAGCTGAGGTGATTGTTAATGCCAAGGCGATGTGTACAGTGTTTAATCAGCAGGGCATTAAAACATTGACAAACGGTACAGATTCTCATATAATACTACTGGATCTAAGCACTAGCAAACATTCCGGAAGAGCTGCTGCTGACCTACTTGAGATAAATGGCATAACTGTTAACAAAAATAGTATACCCGACGACCCACGCTCTTTTGTTGAGACGTCAGGAATCAGAATAGGAACAGCAGCGGAAACAACACGCGGAAATAGTAAGCAATGGTTTACTGACCTTGCTGAAACAATATCCAACATTTTAAACACCAAAGGTAAATTATGAATCAATTATGGACCGAAAAGTATCGGCCAAATGATCTAAACGGCTATGTCTTTAAGGACAACTCGCAAAAAGAACAGATCGAAGGATGGATTAAACAGGGCAGTATTCCGCACCTGCTGCTGTCAGGATCTGCAGGCATTGGTAAAACTACCCTTGCCAAGATACTAATCAATCAGCTAGACGTTCAAGATACTGACGTATTAATTGCTAACGGTTCAAAAGAAGGCAGAAAGATTGAATGGGTTGATAAGCTTATTATGTTTTGTCAGACAATGGCGTTTGGTGACTACAAGATTGTATTAATTGATGAAGCAGACTACATGAACATTAATAGCGTTCAGCCTGCACTGCGTAATCTTATGGAGTCTTATAGCGCAGATGTTAGATTTATTCTAACGTGTAATTTCCCCAACAAGATCATGCCAGCTATACACAGCAGATGCCAGCACTTACATTTTGAGAAGATTGATCAAACAGAGTTTACTGCTCGAGTTGCTGAGATACTTATCACAGAAGGAGTAAGTTTCACCCTTGAAACAATAGACAGCTATGTAAAAGCATATTATCCTGATATGCGTAAGTGCATTAATACCGTGCAGCTAAACTCACAAAGTGGTGAGCTAGAGGCCGCAGGTAATGCTAGTAGCAGCGCAGACTTCCACTTGGCAATGACTGATTTGTTTAAGGCAGGAAAGATTACAGAAGCCCGTAAGCTAATCTGTAGTCAAGCACAGCCGGAGGAAATGGAAGAAGTGTACCGTTGGCTCTATAATAACATTGAGCTTTTTGGAGCCAGCGAGCACCAGCAAGACAGCGCAGTGCTAATTATTAAACAAGGATTAGTAGACCATACATTGGTCGTTGATCCGGAGATAAATTTAGCTGCAACTATGATCCGACTTGCACGTAATCTAGAGAAATAGGTTGACGCTCTTTACTTGTGAGCTTATACTGGCAAGACACTGAGCTAACAAGGAACACGACATGCGAGTATTTAAAGAAACGATTAATTTAATGAGGAGAGACTTTAGGATTTGGACTAAAAATCAGTTGGTACCACTACTTGCGTTTTTGTTAATTACTGCTGTGATAATAGCATCCTCGTTTATTATTGCAGTACTACTGGCTAAATTCACTCCTATTGGCGGTGATGGCATATTAATAACTATATTAATTGTGGGCATTACCCAACTATTCCTGGCTATCTGGTCATGGGGCGCATATAAAACAGCAGCAAAGAATGTCAAGAAAGAAAACGACGAGCTGTTGAGAAACATTAAACACCCTAAGCCACGCAACTAACACTGAGCTATTAAGGTAAGAGAAATGAAACGAGTATATAAAGAAACAGTAACGCAGATGCAGACAGATTTTCAAGAATGGGCTGGAGAATGGCTTAGGCCTATTTGTGTTGTCGTACTATCAATTGCCGTTGTAGTTGCATCTGCAATTGGTCTCATAATCCTATTACCACTAATTGGCGCGGGCGGGGGCTTTTCTGTCATAATACTCATACTTGTAGTAGTATCTGAGATCTTGCTAATAGCTTGGACAAATAATGCTTACGTTAAAGCAAAGGAAAAAGTTAAAAACGAAAACTCTACACTAATGAACAACGTTAGAAATCCACGATGAGATTCGTTAAAACAATACTTCGTGAAATTGGAAATGATATAAGAGCTTTCTTCGGATTAGTTACTAGTAAAGTAGCACTGGCTATAGTAGGTGTCGTTAGTTGGTTAGGATTTGTATTTTGGTTCGCATACATTCTAGAAACTGGTGCCGGACTTCACCCAGAAACAGCGGCACCAGTTTCTATATTTTCGTCTTTAGCTGTTATTGCGATAGTTTACTGGATTGTAACCATAGTGATCCGAGCAAGAAAAAGAATTAAATACGAGAATACCCAAATATTAAACTCACTAAGCGGAAGAAATAATGAACAAAAAAAATATAATTAAAGCGATCTTAGCATGCGACGAACAAGGTGGCATAGCAGCAAACGGAGGCCTTCCGTGGCCTAGTAACGCTAAAGATATGGCATGGTATAAGGAAAACACCAAAGGCCACGTTATTGTAATGGGGTCAAGTACATGGGCAGCATCTGACTTTCTTAGACCTATGCCAATGCGAACAAACGTGCTAGTTACCACTAGGCCAGACGATTACCCCGGCGCTCATGAATATATTAGCGGCGATATTGCACATCAGGTGTGCTTGATCGCTGATTCATATCCTGGGCTAATTACTTGGGTAATAGGCGGCCGCAACATAATTAACCAAACACTGGATGTTATTGACGAGTTCTATCTAAGCAGAATTCCAGGTAGCTACGATTGTGACACATTTCTAGATGTTGCAGCTATTGAGGACCAGTTTGAGTTAACGTTCCAAGAGGTACATCCTGAGGTTACATTTGAGATATGGAAGAAAAAGTAATTGTTACTGACAAAGAACACACTTACCTTGTGCTAAAGTGGGGTGTAAACTATCTTTTTGATCTTTATTACTTATGGGCAGGCGGCGCTCTTGGGCTGTCCTTGCTAGAAAAAAGAGCAGCACGACTGGGTGAAAAGCTCCGTAACGAAGCAGACATGATGTTAGCAGACGAGATCAAAAAAGAAATAGACAGAGAATTGATAGACAATATTACTAACCTAGCAAAGGACCAACCTAAATGAAACAATACCTCGAAGCACTAGAGTATATTTTAGAACACGGTAAAGACAAAGGCGACCGAACTGGCACAGGTACTCGCAGTGTATTCGGCTACCAGATGCGATTTGACCTGTGCAAAGAATTCCCCGCAGTAACCACAAAGAAACTAGCGTGGAAAGGCGTAGTTAGTGAACTGTTATGGATGTTGGAAGGCAGCAGTGACGAACGCAGACTGGCTGAAATACGATACGAAGACAAGCGAGAAAATCTCATAGGCAAGAAAACAATATGGACTGCTAACGCTGATAAACAAGGTAAAGATTTAGGTTACATCAACGACGATCTAGTAAAAGATCTTGGGCCAGTCTATGGACACCAATGGCGATCGTGGGATTCTCAGCTTGGGTTTGTTGATCAAATTGCTGAGGTACTAGAAGGACTTTATCATAACCCTAATAGCCGACGACACGTTGTAAGTGCGTGGAATGCAGATCGAGTTAATGTAATGGCCCTTCCACCGTGCCATGCACTGTTTCAATTCTACGTGTGCGATGGCGAGTTAAGTTGCCAACTTTACCAGCGTTCAGCAGATATGTTCTTAGGTGTGCCCTTTAATATTGCCAGCTACAGTTTACTGATTCATATGTTTGCGCAGATGCTTGGATTAAAGGTAGGCGAGTTTGTCTGGACTGGCGGTGATTGTCATATCTATCAGAATCACTTCGATCAAGTACGTGAACAGCTAGCTCGCGAACCAACATCTGGCCCTACTCTAAAGATGCCTGCGTTCAAAGACCTAGCAGAGCTAGTAAATACAAAAACATCCGACTACACATTATTAAACTACAACCCAATGGATTTAATTCCAGCGCCAATGGCAGAGTGATATGGAATTTCGGTTTATTAACGATCACATAGCTCAAGGTGGTAAAGAAGACGACTTTAGTTGGCACACTCACAAGATCAACGATACTCACCTGGCACTGAGGTTTTTAGTAAAAAGCGAGCAATGGGTCGAGGAGCGAAATTGTCTCGACCAGTATGTAGTGTGGGACATTGATTTAAACCGAACACACAAAGCACCGGCTGTTATTTTCCTTGCGTTTAGTGATCCAAAAATTGGCACATTGTTTCAATTGTCCGGTATATACACACAAAAGGAAATAGCATGAAACTAGTTCATAGAACAGATAAAGCAGCAACACACAAAACACTAGATCGCTGCTTGGTTAGAGTAGAAGTCAACAACGGATGGGAGATGGCAGGCGTTGTATCTAAGGTGTCTCGATACTGTAGTGAGAGCAAGAGTAACAGTGTTGTAGTTTGGGACAGTGAACATCACGTTGTGTTGTTATGGTTTGAAGAAGAAAAATGGGCAACTTACTTTAACTTAAAAGGGTTAAAGGAATTTGCATAATAGTAAAAGGTAAAAGGAGCATATTATATGCTCCTTTTACTTTGAGTTACTGAGTGTTATTCGTCTCCATATATCTCAAGAACTTCCTTAACTGCGTCATGTCTCTCAACGTCTCCTTGTGCAAAACGGACTATGTCCAAATGAGTTAGATCTTTTGATTCTAAGAGATTTAGAAAATTGATTAAACCGTTATCTTTAGAACGGTCAGCTTGTGCTAAGTCTCCCGTAACTGCCATGCATGATCCTTGGCCTAAACGTGTAAGCAACATCTTCATTTGTCTAGGTGTCGTATTTTGCATTTCGTCTGCAACTATATACGAATTTTTAAAGGTCCTTCCTCTCATAAAACCGAGTGGCGCTATTTCAAGTATTCCCTCCTGCATCATTGCTTCTAGCTCTCTTGAGTTAAAGTATTCACGCAACACATCGAAAATAGGCCTCATCCACGGAGCCATTTTCTCTTCTAATGTACCAGGTAAAGCACCGATATCTTCGTCTGTGTCAATAGCCGGCCTTGTGACTACAATCTTGTCAACTTTGCCGTCTTTAAACATTTTCACAGCAGCCTGTACAGCCAGCATTGTTTTGCCGGTGCCAGCAGGACCTACGCCAAAGACAATATTTTTGCCTTCGTCTAATAATTTTAATACGTATGATTCCTGCGATATGCTCTTAGGCACGATGTGAACTTGTTGCTGTTGTTTACTTTGGTTAAACTCGACTACGTTGTCAAAGTTTCGGTTAGTCTGCTTCTTAGCAGTATTTCGTTTTGCACCCATTAAGTGTCCTCCTTAGGGTCGAAGAGTAAGGTAAATGCTGTAGTAATCATTTTGTCCTTACACTAATATTTACCTTTTGTTGCGTATTAATAAATTAGTGTGGAACTTTTATTATACGATAAATAAGAGTAATAGAATGAGGCAAGTTAAAAACATGCATGACGTATTAGATATTGTTAAGAACATTGAAAACGTTTTCGGTTCAAATACATCGTTCCAGGTGCTTAAAGACTTCGAAAGAGTCTTAGACCATCTTGATATATATGTGTATGCGAACTGGACGGAAGGCGAAGTAGTTGAAGGACCTAATATCGAACGACACTGGGTAACCTGCTCCTTCATGTGGCCCGAAGAAGAAATGCCCGACCCTATGGGCGGCAAGCGTTTACTAGACTACGACTGCAAGGTACGTTATTCTAAGTCTAGTCTTGTTGTTCCGAGAAAGATAGAAGAGCCAAATGACGTTCGCCCAGGAACTAAGAAAGGCAAGCTTGATCGACTTCCGGTTTGGGTAGTTGAGATTCAAATGCCTAAGAAATTAATTGCAGATATTTACACAGGTTACATGGACGATGCTTTTGAGCCGCCTGAACAGACTGCCCCTCCGACAGAAGAAACTCAACCAGCAGATGATATGACTGCCGACGAAGATATGAGCGGCGAAGATATGAGCGGCGAAGGAGAACTTGACTTATGAGTTTAACCAAAGGAGATCTAAGAGATCTAGTAGACGAGATTATAGAAATAGACTCGTACAAAAGTAAGATGGGCAGTGACGAAGATATTGTTGTCATTGCGTTCAGTACGATGACAACCGAATCAGCAACTGACCTGGCAGATTTTATAGAAAGAGGTTACAGCTTTGTATTAGATGCCGACGCTACTCCGGGCGAGCAAGCTGACGGAACATACAAGGTGTTTGTAGAAATTGAAAGAGATAAGGCAGCGCCGGCACAAATTGAAGAAATAGCAAACGGTGTTAAAAATCTTACTGCTCTGGAAGAGATTAAGTTTAGATACTATAAAAACTTTAAGAGTGTGCCTCTAACACAGGCTGCTCTAGAAGAAGTTATGCCAGTTGACGCTGACGAATATAATATCACAGTAAACGAGTCTAATCTAAACAACTATAAGAATTTTTTTAATAGGAGTTTTGTTGAAGACGTTAGCATGCGAGATGATACGTTAACTATTAAAAAAACATACGCCGACCCGGTTCGGTTTAAGTTCATTGACTTTGGCCCTGCACAAGAAACATTAGACAATATATCAGAATCGTTTAATGCGAACGACTTTTCAGAAATCATATTCTTGTCTAAATATATTGGCGACTATAACATTACCAAGTACGGTAATAAACTAACCTTTGAGAATGAAAATCATGTTTTGGTCTTGGAAAGAATTGTTTACTAAAAAGAATAACGTATCTGCCGACTTTGCATTTACCTTTAACAGTAACATGCTAAAGGAGCTGTTGTCTGGCAATAACGAAACAGATGATTGGTTCAAAATGATGTGCAAGGTGCTACCTAAGTACGAGATTACCACAGTCGAACGAGTAGCCGGGTTTATTGCACAGTGTGGTCATGAAAGCAGAGACTTTAGTGTGCTCACTGAGAACTTAAACTATTCTGCTAGCGCACTGAACAAGATCTTTCCTAAGTATTTTGTGCGCGCCGGGCTTTACGCAGTAGACTACCACAGGCAGCCTGAAGCGATTGCTAACGTTATCTACGCCAACAGAATGGGCAACGGAGACACTGCAAGTGGCGACGGCTGGTACTATCGCGGCGGCGGCATTCTACAGCTTACAGGATTTAACAATTACAGTCTCTTTGGAAAATACATCGGCATGAGTTCACATAGTGCGGCTGCCTATGTACGCACCAAGGAAGGTGCCTTAGAAAGCGCATGCTGGTTCTGGAAAGAGAATAACTTAAACAGGTATTGCGACAGACAAGACATCGTTGGATTAAGCAAGCGCATTAACGGTGGCACTCACGGAATGGACGATCGAAAAGCGCGTTATATAAAGGCCATGGACGTACTAGGTGGCGATCTTGAGTCAAGTAAAATAAACCTCGATGTAATACTAAAAGAAGGTAGTAGAGGACCAACAGTGGCGCTAGTACAAGAAAAGCTAGGCATTACATCTGACGGCATTTACGGCCCAGGTACAGGACGAGCTGTCAAGCGTTGGCAGAAAAAAGCAGGACTAGTAGCAGACGGAATTGTAGGCCCGAACACTATCAAAGCACTACTAGGAGAGTAATATGGGTTTTAAACTTGCGGGAGTATTTGCGTTAGTTATGCTGCTTATGGGCGGCTTGGGCTATTGGTATTACTCAGATAGTCAATCAACTATTTCTACCCTGCAGAAGAATAATGCTGTGCTCGAAACATCTTTAGAACTTAGTGAAAGAGCTGTGAATACTCTCAAGTCTAACATTGCTACTTCTAATAACCAAATAACACAATTGAACGAAGACTTTGCAAATATTCGATCGCAAAACAACCAGCTGGCTAATAAACTCGAAAAACACGAGTTAGGTGTGTTGGCAAGTCGTAAGCCGGGCCTAGTTGAACGAGTCATAAACAACGCAACCGAAAAAGCCGGCAGGTGTTTTGAATTGTTGAGCGGAGCAGAACTAACAGAACAAGAAAAGAACGCGACGTCAGCAAGGACCGCGAACTCCGAGTGTCCGTGGTTGTTCAAGGAGCCTGTTGATGAAAGCAACTAATGTACTGGTGCTCGTCCTGGTTGCAACCTTGCTAAGCGGCTGTAGTATATTTACTAAAAAGGTTGACGCTTCGTTTACTCCTATTGCTAAACCAGAATTAGTATTACCAGATGCTGACGAGATACGTATGCGCAGTCTCGAATGGTATATTATTACTCCTGATAACTATGAAGAGATATTTGAAGAATTAAGAGTATCAGGTGAATCAGTAGTATTACTAGGCTTGACCAGCAACGGCTATGAAAGAATTAGTTTGAACCTTAGTGATGTACGTGCGTTCATACAACAGCAGCAAAGTATTATCAAAGCGTACAGACAATACTATGTCCAGTCAGAAAAGACTATGGACGAAATCAATAACAAGATCGAAAAGAGTAACACTGAGTAAATAGTTAAAAGAACACAGCACTTGGGACCGTTATAGTTACATAAGCCCATGGTGTGTCGGTGCTCACTACCGATGAAACTGGGCCGCTACCTGTAGTTTTATAAAGTGTGAGTATTATCTTACGCAGTTACTCCATAAATATTAGCAAGGAGTAACTATCATGGACAAAATGGCAAAATTTGACTTCAACAATGACGGCAAACTTACCGAAACTGAGTTTGCTCTCTACAAAGAAAACGAAACGCTAAAGGCGGACCTCGCCAAACAAGACGACCAGTCGAAAATGGCTTGGACTTCTATTATGACTATGATAGTGTTTACTGCGTTATTGTTTATGCCCTTCATAGACGTCGACCGCGTTGCTGCTCTAGCAGACATGATAGATCTATTTTACCTTGCACAAGCAGGCATAGTAGGCGCATTTATGGGCACAACTGCTTGGATAAAGCGTAAGTAGTATCAATATGTGTTAATACATGCCTAGTCTCAGATAAGTAAATGCATGGACTATTATAACTTACTAGGCGTAGAACAATCAGCAACCGCTGAGGAAATCAAACGTGCCTATCGATCTTTAGCAATGAAACATCACCCCGACCGGGGAGGTAATCCTAACACATTTAAAAACATTAACGAAGCATACGATGTACTAGGCAGCGTAGACAAGCGTGCTGCCCACGATAATCCTCGCAACAATTATGCGTTTAACAGTCAAGATTTTTCTCGCGCACGAAGTCCTTTCGAACAAGCATTTAATCAGCACGGTTTTGCTCAGCGTACTCCGCGTAATAAAGACGTGGTCCTTGTGGCTAGCTTAGATCTATGTGATGTGATCACTGGAAAAAGTTTGATCATGCAGTACAGATTGGCCAGAGGCGAGCTAGAAACAGTAACAGTAGATGTTCCTGCAGGTGCAAAGGCCGGCGACACAATAAGATACCAGTTACTAGGAGACAACGGACACCCAGAGTATCCTCGAGGTGATCTTCATATTAAGGTAAGAGTAAACAAGGTCGCAGGTTGGGAGCGTGACCTTGATCATCTAATTACAAAAAAACAAGTAGATGTGTTTGACTTAATGCTAGGAGGTGTTATACTAATGACTACATTAGATAATAAGAGGCTAGAACTTAAAATTCCTCGTTGCACTAAAGTCGGACAAATATTTAGTGTTACTGGGTATGGTGTTCCTAATATAAACACAGGTAAGCGAGGAAACTTGTACGTTGAGATAAATGCAGAGATTCCAAAAATTACCAACGAGCAGTTAATAGACGAAGTTATCTTATTACGAAACAAGATTAATAAACAATGAGGATTTGACATGGTAGAACCGAGCAAAGAACTGCAAGAAACGTTCGACAAAGCAATTAGCAACGCAAAGAAGCTCAGTCACGAGTACGTGACTCTTGAGCACATGGTCCATGCTATGTTTTGCGAAAAGAGTTTTGCGAGCATTATGACAGAGTTTGGTGCCGACGTTGATTACGTTAAGGCAAATTTAGACCACTACCTAACTTATCAATGCGACGAGATAGTTACTGATCAGGCAAAGTATAAGCCAAAGAAAACACAAACAGTTGAACGGGTGCTTAACCGGGCATTTACACAAGTACTGTTTGCCGGACGCCAGGAAATTGGACTTGTTGACATTCTGCTAAGCACGTTGTCAGAAAAGAAAGCAATGTGCGTCTATTACCTAGAAAAAGGCAACGTTGAAAAAGCTAAGTTTGCAGCATATCTTGCCAAAGAGTTTGACGAAGAATTTGAAGAAAGTGAAGCTGCTTCGCCCGAAGGCAAGAAAGCACTAAAGAGCTTTACGTCTGACCTTAACAGCCTTGCAGAAAGCGGCAAGATCGATCCTATTATCGGTCGCAGTGAAGAGCTAGAAAGCTTGGCATTGGCATTAGGTCGACGATCTAAGAACAACGTGCTGTTAGTAGGTGACCCGGGTGTAGGTAAAACTGCAATTGCCGAGGGGCTAGCATACAATATCGTTAACGGCGCTGTACCAAAGTTCCTGCAAGATTACAAAGTGTTTAGCTTAGACATTGGCTCAATGCTAGCGGGTAGCAAGTATCGCGGCGACTTTGAGGAACGGTTTAAGAACGTGCTAGATGCACTGCAAAAGCAGGGCAAGACAATTATGTTCATTGACGAAGCTCACATGATGAACGGCGCCGGCGCAGGTAGTGGCGGCAGTGCAAACGACCTAGCAAATATGCTTAAACCAGCCCTGTCCAAAGGTGACCTGAAAGTAGTAGCGTCTACTACGTGGGAAGAATATCGCAAGTACTTCGAAAAAGATCGTGCTCTCATGCGTCGATTCCAGCGCGTAACAGTTGACGAGCCCACAGTAGAGGTTACTAAAGATATCCTTGAAGGACTTAAAAAGTACTACGAAGATTACCATAATACAGTAATAACCAGCGAAGCAATTGACGCAGCCATTAAGCTAAGTGTCAAATACCAGACTACAAAAAAATTACCAGACAAAGCAATTGACCTAATTGACGTAGCGTGTGCTCGATATAAACTTAAAGACGAGTACGAAGGTGAGAAAGTAGTAGACGAAAAAGAAATTCAGTTTGAACTTGCTAAGATGGTTAAAATGCCAATAGCACAGATTGCGGAAAAAGAAACTGATAACCTTGTAAACTTAGAGACTAACCTTAAAGGAGCAGTCTACGGGCAAGACTCTGCTATAGAATCGATAGTTGATAAGATTCTTGTTAACCAAGCAGGACTAAAGCCAGACGACAAGCCAGTGGGCAGCTTTGTGTTTATGGGCCCAACAGGCACAGGCAAAACCGAAACAACTAAAGCTCTTGCAAAGAACCTCGGCGTTGAACTTGTACGATTTGATATGAGCGAATTCATGGAAAAACACTCTGTGAGCAAGCTGATAGGGTCTCCGCCAGGCTATGTAGGCCACGACGACGATGCTGGACGATTAATTACCAAGCTACAAGAGAATCCAAACTGCGTGTTACTGTTAGACGAGATTGAAAAAGCACACCCTGATGTAAGTCAGATCCTGCTACAGATTATGGACAACGGTAGGATCACTGGATCAAACGGTAAAGAAGCCGACGCTCGTAACTGTGTGTTAATCCTAACAACTAACCTTGGCTCTGCACAGACTGAGAAAAACTCCATTGGGTTTAGCGACGAGGAAAATACTAACTACGAAGATGCTGAATTCAAACGATTTTTTGCTCCTGAATTCCGCAATAGACTAGACGGTGTAATTACATTTGCTAAGTTAGGCAAGCCTGTAATGATGAAAATTGTTGGCAAATTCTTGTGCGAATTACGAGACTTAGTTGTTGACAAAAACATTACAATTGACATTACTGACGAAGCACTTGACTTTCTAGTTGACAACGGGTTTGATCCAAAGAATGGTGCAAGGCCATTGCAGCGTGTGATTGACAAAGAAATTAAACGGCCGCTATCGAAACAGATACTGTTTGGAGACTTAAAAGACGGTGGCAATGTCACTATTGATTGTGTTGCTGGAGAGATCAAACTAGAATGCTCAGTAAATGTAATCCATGAAGCAGTTTGAAACAACAAAGCTGCATTACGGTAAGTACCAGTACAAGCTGGTACTTTCTAATCAGCTAAACACAATATTCCGGTCTAGCCTTCAAAAGAGTAGCGCGTTGGGGTATGCTAGAGAAAAACTTGACCAACTTACAGAAAATTATCGAAACAACGAACCAATGTCCGAAATAGTTTGGAGGACAACCCGCACTGTTCCAATTGAACATTATCTCGACGCCAAGCATATCTATTCTGTGCTAAAGTTTGCAGAAGATTACAAAATAAGACTTAACCCCGGCCGAACTTTGATAATATACGCTAACGATAAAGCATTGCTAGAAAAAATATCAGATAAAATGAAGGTCAGCAATAGAGAATTCTGGGCGCCGGACGCTGCTCTTTCTAAGTTTTTGCAGACAGAAAAGAATGTAATACTTACTAACTCCGTTCCTGAGTTTCCAATAAAAGTTACTTTTGGTAACAATAAAATTGATCCGGACTTTATCAACTGGTTAGACGCCAATCAAGACAAGAGCAGAGTTGGTAAATCAACTATTAACAACATTAGAAAAGGATATTTTACTTCTGGCTTGTACTTTTATGTAAGAGACGAGAGAGTGCTCAATCTCATTAGTATGCTAGTTGGTCATAACATTAGGAGGATAGATTACTTAGTATATAAAAAAGATATTGATAAATATTAACATGGCAACTAGCGAAATAATTTTACCAAACAATACACACTCTAATGATTCTTCTTCGGTTGAAACAATCACCGGAGACAAATTTAAAGGTGACGGCTACTATGGTAGAAGAGACGGTGTACACACTGTTCAGTATACCTATAGTGCCTTCACTGGTACTATCACTATCCAAGCAACTCTAGCATTAGATCCTATCGAAGAAGATTGGTTCACCGCACATTCATACGAAACTAGCGTAGACACTGGCAGCAGAATTACCAACTTCACCGGTAACTATGTTTGGATAAGAGCGTTTGTTAGTTACTTCGACGGGACAATCGAGTCCATCGTGTTAAACCACTAAGGCAGAGCTATGGATCATTTTGTAAGAATAATTTTTGAAAAGAAAGAAGGGTTGCTGGAAAGTTTAGACGAAACTATCTTTCCCGGTCTAGAACTGCTAGAAACAGAGCAAGACGCAAGTGTATTTCATATACCTCTTGAACGAGATCTAACCGAAGCCGAGTCAGATGAGTATGCAGAAAAGTTAGCAGACTACATGTTTGAAAACGGTTACGATGATTTCGATATTGAAATTTCAACAGTTGAAGGCAGTGTAGTTGACGAGGAAACACTTGAAGCAAATGAGTTCTTTGAAGAATACGGTGTTATGTGGTATAATAGTGTACAGCTAGACGAAGCGGAGTATCAAGGCAAAACTGTTAAGCTAGGCAAGCCTGTTAGAAGCAATAACGGTCCAAAAAAGTTTCATGTATACGTTACAGACCCAAAGACCAAGAACACCAAGAAAGTAAACTTTGGTGACCCTGACATGGAAATTAAAGCAGACAACCCTGAAGCAAAGAAGAGTTTTAGGGCAAGACATAATTGTGACAACCCAGGACCAAAGACTTCTGCAAAGTTTTGGTCATGTAAGAACTGGTAAAGGAAATATTATGAGATTAGTAGAATTTGAAGACTCGTTTGATACAGATGGCACAGTCGAGGATGTCATTATCTACATGAGAAATGATCCTATGTTTTATCGCAAGACGCTGTTCCCAGCTATAATGAAAATGAAAGACATGCACGATGCAAAAAAACAAATTGACCCCAATAAATTTCTAGGTCAAGCTGTAGGAAGTGCAATGGAGTCTTACTGCGATCAGTTTCAATTAGGTCGCCCTGATCGAGTATTTAAGAAAGACGATAAGCGAGCAATTGTTGACAAACTATTTGCAGAAGAATTAACACAAATAAAAAACGGTGCTTATTAATGCAGTTCAGCGAGTTTAACAAAAAGCTAACAGAAGCTACTGTTGGACGAGAGTATCAACACCTAGAAGACCTAGTGTTTGTTAACGGTAGCGAAGGCGCAATCAAAGCAGCAGACATACTAGACAAACTAGGTTCAGATAGTTCAGACGTTAGTATCAAGTGGGATGGTATGCCTACTATCTACTGGGGGCGTGATGATGAAGGGCAGTTTGTATTAGTCAATAAGAACGCATGGGGTAGGACCAAAGCCACTTCTCCTGAAGAGCTAGAAGATTTTATTAATAACACTGGCAAGGACCAGGGTGATTCTAAAAGAGCAGAGTTTGCTTCAAGTATGAGCATGGTATTTAAAATTATGCAGCAAGCAACTCCGCCGGAGTTTCGAGGATATGTGTTTGGAGACTTGTTGTACACGCCGCGTGACCCTTTTGAAAAGACCAAGGCAGGTATTGAGTTTACTCCCAATCACGTTAAATACACTGTGAGCAGCAATAGCGAGCTTGGTAAGCGCATTGCAGCTAGTAGAGTTGGTGTTGTTGTTCACACAAAGTTTGGTGAGTTTGGAAGTAAAAACGGTACTCCGATTACTGATGTTACTGAGTTAGCTAGTAAGGATGCAGTTGTTTTAGGTCAGACCTATGTAACCCATCAGCCCGAGATTGATACATCTAGTGTTGATAGGATACGACAAGACGCTAAAAAGTTTGCTCCTATCATTGATCAATTTCTAGCCCCAATGAAGGGATTGTCTGATATGAAGAACATAATATACACTTATGTAAATCAGACTAGCAAGGCAAAGAATTTAGCGGGGCTAGAAACTGGCTTCTTTAGTTGGCTCGAAAACTCAAAAGTAAGTTCTAATAAACAAAAGAAAATTATTGACATGGCACAAGCATCACCTAAGGCTATTCCACTAATTTTTAGATTGGTTAAAGAAGTAATGTCCGCTAAAGATAACGTGATTGATCAGTTAGACAGTGCAGACAGTGATGTTAAGGCAAGCACCGGCAGCGAGCGCGGTGGCGAAGGATACGTAGCACAAGATTCAAAGATCAAGCTTGTGCCTAGACAGAGATGGCAACCACACTAGGAACAAGAAATGTTATTAAGACAATTATACGAAGCACAAGCAAAACGTATAGTGGCAGTTATGCCAGGAGGTTTCCACCCCTTCCATCCTGGGCACAAAAGTCTTTATGACTGGGCTGTAAAGACTTTTGGGCAATCCAACGTCTACGTTGCGGCCACTAATGATACATCATCAAGACCCTTTCCGTTTGAAGTAAAGAAGAAACTTGCAATAATGGCAGGGGTTCCCCAAAGCAACTTTATTCAAGTTAAAAGCCCGTTCAACGTTACTAGCTATAAAGAACTGCTTGATGACAACACTGCTCTAGTATTTGTACGCAGTACAAAGGACCAATCCGAGCATCCTAAACCAGACCAAGTAAAAAAGAATGGCGAGCCTGGCTACCTAAGAAGCTATACCGGCAAAGATGTAAACACTGCTGATGAAATGGGGTATATGGTATACGGACCTGCTGTTAACTTTGACTTCAGCGGAATGCAGATTAAAAGTGCCAGTGAACTTAGATCAGCGTGGACTACAATGAACGACCAGGATAAGTTAAAAGCTGCACAATTAATGTACGGAAAAAGTGGCAATGAAGCAGCAAAATTGTTAGATACTGCGTTAGGGTCAAACGAAGTTGTAACTTCCGAGAATGAGAAAAAGACAAACACACCTGATATTACTGGGCAGGACCTGCAAAAACTAGAAAAATATCTAGACCAACTATTTTCTAGTTTAGATATTGATGTTAGTTTTACACGACATTTTTTTAATAGAATGAACGACTCAAGAAACAGTCCAAAAATTACTATTGATGAGATCGCTAAGTTGTTTAATAATGCTTATCGCAAGTGGGGACAGAAGATATCACAGATGAGGCCAGAAGCTCAGGCTGTTATTAAAGCAATGTCTACTGACATAAGCCTGCCGTTTGTGTTGAATTGGGATGAAAGCGGACAAGGAATTAATCTTGTTGCTAAGACTGTTATACGTAAGAAAAATTTTAAGACGCCTGATCAAGTGTTGCAAGTAGAAAACACTTTAGATAAAGTGCATCGAGATACTAACGAAATGGCATCATATACTGGTAATATTGGGATGATGGAGCTAGTTCAGTTCTATAGGAAAGCTAAAGAGAATGACGACAACGCTTTAATTGCCCGGGTGAAGAGTCTTATAGATGACGGCCAAGATCAAGCTGTTTGGAAGATAGTACAAGAATACACAGGCACAAAGTTAGCAGGGAAAGAATTTGCGTACGAGTCTATTGCTGAAATGATCAGAATAGAAAATGCAAGACTTGACGAAACTGCACGACAGCAAAACCTAGGTTGGAGTAGTTCGTCAGGCCAATGGAGACCACTTACATAACATGGATGATTTGGATCGAATCAAAAAGCTAGCAGGAGTAAACGAATTCAAAGGGTATCAAGAATACAACCCTGTTAACACTGTAGAAGAACGTAGCCAACGAGCAGCAGAAAATAAAGAAACAGAACGTGAGCACGACTTTAGTCCTGGCACACCTGAATGGTTTGATTTATGGTTTGGCCAATTTAATAACCTCAACCAGACTCCTGCTTTTAGAGGACGCAAGAAATGAAGAAGTTAGAGCCGTTACAAGCAGAAGAAATTCGAAAGAAGCATACTCCAGACTGGGAGATGCGCAAAGGTACATATCTTTACAAGCAGGTATCATTTGATGACTACAATCAAACCTTACGTTTCTTTATGGATATTGAAGAAGCACAAGTAAAGCTAGATCACTTTGCTGACTTTATGTTCTTCTACAACGAAGTTACAATTGCAATTACAACGCATGACGTGGGCGGGTTAACAGATCTAGACTTTGAACTTGCGTTATATATAGACGCATCACTAGACCAAATGGGTGCCAAACCGCCAGAAAGGCAAGTATGAAGATACAAGAAATTACAGAAGCAGTAGGAAGAATCGTTAAAGGTGTAAACACTACTCCGGATGTCGGCACGGACGAAGTAAAAATACAAGCAGCAAAGTTTGGCAACACTGTTGACAAAGACGGTCGACCACCCACGTTGCGAGCAGGAAGAACACAATGAAAATACAAGAAATTGTAGAAACTGCAAGCGCAGGTGGAACTAGCGCAGGCGCAGTTGCAAGCGTAGCTAATCCTATAGCGGCAAAAGCTAAAGCTAAACTAGATAAAAACGGAATCCCGATTGCACCTCAAAAAAAGAATAAAAACGGTACAGCAAAAAATGCCCTTGATGTCAATGACAACATAATGGGTGGCAGGCCGGTTAAACGATAAATAAGATTATTAGGAGATTAACAATAATGGCTAACACCAAAATCAACAGAAAAGTTGGTAGGGTAAACGAAGCAATATCTGATCTAGCAGGAAAAGCCGACGCAGATCACGAGTTGCAAATGGCTCGATCGCAACTATACCGCATTGCAGAGTACGCAATCAAACTTCATGACTTAATGAAGACACTACCAGATACATATGATCTAGAAGCGTGGCAGCAAGCAAAGATTACCAAAGCCGCAGACTACATGGATACAGTGTTTCACAATCTAGAATACAAGGTTAAGTCTAATGGAGAAGCCAACGTGCCCGGTGCTATGCCTTCTAGTGAGATTAACGTAGGCGAAGGTAGGTTCGATAATCGGTCCGGCGGTGTAATGGGCGGACCAGGTAAGCGCGACCAGATGGGCAAGGATATTGCCTACGATACTAAAGACGACTTTAAGTCCGGCAGCATTAACACTGCAAAAAAAATGTCTAAGATGTCTCCACACTATATGCTGATTAACGGCAAGTTGTGGAAAAAAGATGGCCGGCCTGTTGAGTTTAGAAACTTTGATGCAGCGGGAAAGGCAGCAAATACCATTAGGAAAAAGTATCCTGATAAAAAAGTGCAAATAACAACCAAGTCAAGTGATCCAACAACTGAAGGTGTTAAACGCAAGTTAGCAAGCCGACTAGGCACAAAGTTAGCAGAACGCACTGCTAGTAAGCTAAAAGAAAACTCTCAAGTAGTCGGAAAAAGAAGTAACAGGAAGGATTAATGGACTACAACAAACTGCAAAGGACTCTGTATGACATAGAGCCTTCAGACACCCAAGAAGAACTACGAAAATTACGAGAGTCTGCTGCTCGGACAGCCGCCCCAGTTAATTCAACCGAAAACTACTTAGAAGATAGTCTACCGGTTACAGAAGGATCACTAAGCATGGATCGAGACTATAGTATGTCGGATTTTGCTGCTCTTGCAGGCGTACAGTTGACCGAGAGTCAGAAAGACGGCGATTATGCTAGAGGCAATGTTCCTACGCCTAAAGCCAAACCCGGGCGTAGGAATCATCCGCTAGACGATAAACTAGTAGGATCCTACGATTACAATTATGAAGATGAAGACGACTTTGAAGATGAAGACGACTTTGAAGAAGGATTTGCTGACGAAGTTAAACAAGGATATAAGAATCCGCAGAGTTTTAAAAAAGCGTTTGGTATCGGAAGCAACAAAGGAAAATCGTCAGAGAAGAAAGGATCAGCACCTAAGCAAAAGGCTGCAACAGGCGGCACGAATCCTAAAGTAACTGCTAGGTTGGAAAAGTATTCTGCTCAACTAGAAACTATCTTTAAGAACGCTAGACTAACAAGAGAATTTGAACAATTTTTAAACGCAAAAGCTCCTCAGCAAGAATCTGCGTCAACAAAAAACAAAGACTCTATTAAAGAATCATTGCTTAAAGCACTCGACGAGTTCGACAAGAAGAAAAAAAGATAACCAGTAACTGGTGCTTGACTATATCAAGCGGTCATACCAACGTTAGCAAAGTGCAGGGGCCGTATGAAATTAATAAACGTTAATAGCAAGTTTGAAACTAATCCGTTTTTAACAGTGCCTATCTCTTATGAAAAATTAAGAACCCTTCCTTTTAAAGATTTTGATAAAGACGGTTACGAAGTCCCCACGGAGCTTGAACACTTGCATTACATTGCAAACGGGGTTACACTAAACAAAGATATACAGTACCATGTTGCTCCAGTCCAGGCATGGTATGTCGACAGTGAAGCCTCAGAAGAGGGACTAGTGCTAGATCATTGTATGCTATTATACCGCGGCGCATTTGCAGGTGAAGCGCGTCAGCGTATCCAGGAAGTATCCGAAACTCGCCCTATACTTAACAAACTATTAAGTGTCAATCCCAAATGGGGCATTGACTTTTCACTAGATTATGTCACCCATGCTATATGCATGGAAGTAATTCACATCGAACAAGACTTTACTGACATCAAAACTGCTATATTAGCAAAAAAGCAGTTAGAAATCATCATCGAAACCACAGATTGGGAGCAAGGTGTCAAGAACTTACTCGCACGTGAATCCGAATGGAAGGATCTTTCGAGCGACGACCAGAGTGACTATAAGGCAAAGTTCTTCGGATGGCATCGTGCATTCGACAATCGAAAAGTATTTACCGGTTGACATCCTGTCAAAAAAACCGTATAATAAACAGTAACTTAGAGTAACACACAAAGGAGAAACTATGAGTGATCGCACCTACGGACCTGAAGAAAAAGCCAAGTTAGAGAAGTTAGTTCAGGAAGGCATTACTGTATTACAAGAAATCGAAGACTTGAAAGGTGGACTTAAAGACACTGTGAAAGCAGTAGCAGAAGAATTAGATATTAAACCTTCGCTGGTCAATAAAGCAATTAAAATTGCTAAGAATCGCGATTGGGAAAACTACTACGACGACTTTGACGACCTCGAAACTATTGTTACTACTATAGGAGCAGACAAGTAACATGCCGTCACCTGATGAGAAGCCTTATCAGAAACTAGCGTGGTTAGCAACAGCGTTGCTAATCACCGCTGCTATTTTATCATCATTTAACATATACCCTTATTACATAGTAGCATTTGTAGTCAGCAGCGGTCTCTGGACCGTCGTTGCTTGGCTATGGAAAGAACGTAGTTTGATTGTGTTAAACGGTACACTTACAATGATCTACGTAATAGGACTATTCTTTTAGGAAACACAATGGCAGAAGTACCCGAACACAAAGACCTTCTGGGCAGTAAGATTGCCGTAGGAGATTTCGTCGTCGTACCCGACGGCAAAAGGGTCTTGAAGCTAGGAACAGTTGAGAGACTAGGACCCAAGATGGTAGTTGTTTCTATAACTAGTTATTGCGGCGTCAAAAAAGTATACCCTGAAGACTGCTTGGTTGTCAATGACCCAAGAGTTACTTTGTATATACTTAAACATGCCAAATAATAAGTATTGAAGAGTCGTTCCCTTAAGAACAAGACCACGGTAGCGTTGACCAATAACAACGAGGAGAATAAAAATGATAACCCCTTATGACTGGCTAGACCCAGACAAAGCAGTCAAGCAATGCGAAGAATGTCCCCACCCTAACGGATGTATACGTGAGTGTGTTATAGAAAGCTATGTTCACGAAGACGTAGCATTAGTAAGAGACGAGGTAATTGAATGAGCTATGTCGACGCAATGTTTGACAGAAAAGACGATGTTATTCGGATAGTTGAAAGACGCGACGGAAAACGAACGTTTACTGAGTATCCTGTTAAGTACACTTTTTATTACAAAGATCCAAAAGGAAAGCATCAGAGCATCTTTGGCGATGCTCTGAGTAGAATTGTCGCAAAGAATACCAAGGACTTTCGAAAGGAAGTTGCTATCAACAGAGATAAGACGCTGTTTGAAAGCGACATTAATCCAATATTTCAATGTCTAAGTGAGAACTACCTCAATCAAGATTCCCCCAAGCTGAACGTATTGTTTTGGGACATTGAGACAGACTTCGATCCAGTGAGAGGATTTGCTCCGACTGACGACCCGTTTATGCCCATTACAGCTATCACAGTATGCCTACAATGGCTAGACAGCATGTTGATCACACTAGCAGTACCGCCCAAAGGTCTCCCACTAGAGGAAGCCAAAGCAATGTGCCAAAAGAGATGGGGCGACGAAGTAATACTGTTTCCTAACGATTCTAAAGGCAAAGGTGAGCAAGATATGCTGCTTACGTTCTTAGACCTGTTGGAAGATGCTGACGTACACAGCGGTTGGAACTCAGAGGGGTATGACGTGCCCTACACTGTAAACCGTATACAGCGCGTCCTAAGCAAAGACGATACACGAAAGTTTTGCCTATGGGGAGAGCTTCCTAAGAAGCGAGAATACGAGAAGTTCGGAAAGACGTCCGAAACCTATGACTTTGTAGGACGTGTGCATCTTGACAGTCTAAATCTTTATAGGAAGTACACTTATGAAGAACGACACACTTATAGACTTGATGCAATCGGCGAGCTAGAGATAGGCGAAAATAAGACTGTGTATGAAGGAACACTAGATCAGTTGTATAATAACGACTTTGAGACGTTTGTTGAATACAACAGACAGGATACTGCTCTGTTAGACAAGCTAGACAAGAAGCTGCAATTTATTGACTTGTCCAACGAACTTGCACACGCCAACACAGTAATGTTGAAAACAGTTATGGGAGCTGTTGCTGTTACTGAGCAAGCAATCATAAATGAAGCGCATCACAGAGGACTACAGGTTCCTAATAGAAAAAACCAAGGTACTGAAAACACGCAGGCAGCAGGTGCATACGTTGCCTTTCCAAAAAAAGGACTACACTTAGCCATAGGATCAATGGACTTAAATTCACTATATCCTAGTGTGATTCGAGCACTGAACATGGGGCCCGAAACTGTGGTGGGTCAACTTCGTCCAGATATGACAGACAGAATGGTACACGAAGCAATGACGCTTCAGAAGAAAACATTTGCAGGTGCATGGGAAGGTCATTTTGGAAGCCTTGAATATGTTGCTGTGATGGAAAAACGAAAAGACGTTGCGTTGACTATTGATTGGGAAGACGGCAGACATGACGTGCTCAGCGGTGCAGAAGTATACAAACTGATATTTGAAAGTCGAATGCCTTGGATGATTAGTGCTAACGGCACGATCTTTACAACCGAGTTTGAAGGCGTTATACCCGGTATACTAAAACGTTGGTACGCAGAACGAAAAGAACTACAAGGAATGCTAAAGAAAGCTATTGCAGCAGGGAACGAGACCGAAATAACGTTTTGGGATAAGAGACAATTGGTTAAGAAGATCAACCTCAACTCACTGTACGGAGCAATTCTTAATCCAGGCTGTAGATTCTTCGACAAACGTATTGGGCAATCAACTACACTAACTGGTAGGCAGATTGTTAAGCATATGAGCGCAGAGGTAAACAAGACTATCACAGGTGTTTATGACCACACAGGCGAAGCTGTGATCTACGGCGACACTGACTCCTGCGTGGGAACTTCGTTAATAGAAACGTCGCAAGGTGTATTAACAATCGAAGAGCTGTTTGATCTGTGCGAAGATAAAACTAATGATAAAGACAAGGAGTATGCAATAGACGAAAACATTATGGTGATGTCATACGACATAGCCAAAGACGAGCCGTATATGGGCCATATGAATTACGTTTATAGACACAAAGTAGAGAAAGACATGTACGAGATCGAAGATAGTAATGGCAACACTGTTACTGTTACAGAAGATCATTCCATAATGGTAGAACGAGAAGGAAAGTTAATAGAAGTTCACCCAGTTGATATTGACATTAATGATGTTATTCTAACACTAAGTATAAAATAGAAGATAGGATAAATAGTTGTACGGTGCTATTGCCGTACAACTATTGGAGAATTGTTATGCCTAAGTGTTTAGAATGTGGGTTTGAAGCTAGTAGGTTACAATGGACCCACTTTAAGTACAAGTGTACTGGCAGATTCTCTAACGGAAGAGAATACAAAAAGGTGTATCCTAGCGCACTTCTGGTTGACAATGAGTTAGCAAAGAATACTGCAATTACTAAAAATAACTTGATAAAAAAATATGGAGTTGAAGACGGCAGCTCTCGATGGAACAGCTATGTTGCTAAACAGGCCGCTAGTAATACCTTTGAGTACAAGCTAAAGAAGCATGGCATGACTCGAGAACAGTTTGATGAGTACAATGAAAGCAGATCTTGCACGTTGCAGAATATGATAACACGTCATGGGGAAGAGAAAGGCATAATCTACTGGGAAGAATACATTGAGAGACAGCGGTATACTAATAGTTTATCCTACTTTATTCAACAATACGGTGAGCTGGGTGAGTTAAAATGGAACCAATATTGTAAAGATCGAGGAAAATCTTCTAACATCGAATTTGTACAAGAAAAGTATAACCTCTCTAAAGAACAAGCTGAACTTAAATTAGCAGACCGATATAAAAATAGATATACCTCAAAGTCTGAAAAACAGTTTGTAGAAAATTTAGAACGCATACTAGGAAAACTAGTGTATACTAATGAAACTAAACAGTACTGTATTTGGTCTCATGAATTAAGTGCTCCGTTATTTTATGATGTTACAGATTATGAAAAGAAAAAGATTATAGAGTATAATGGAGACTACTGGCATTGTAATCCTAACAAATATTCTTCAGACTTTATTATAAAGCAGTCTGGTGTTAGTGCACTGGAGGTTTGGCAGAGAGATGCTATTAAACTTAATGAAGCTAAGAAAAGAGGATTTAGTGTATTGGTTATATGGGAAAGCGATTACTTTAACAATAGACAGGCAGTCGAAAATCAAATCCTAAAATGGTGGAATGAATGAAAAAAGAATTTACTAATATTTTAAACGCATCTTCAATAGAGCAAGTAAAAGAATACACAGATGCATTCCTGAAATTATTAGGAAGCAAAAAGGTTTCTGTTACTCGAGGAAAAGTTGCTAGGGTAACTAAAATAAAAAAAGCAAATGATTATGTATATGACATAGGAATGAAAAATAAAAACCACCCTTGGTTTTTTGCTAACAATATCTTAATACACAATTCGGTCTACTTTAGTGCGTATCCTACGCTTAAAAAAGACATTAAGGAAGGAACTATACCTTGGGACAAAGACAGTATTGTTTCGTTGTATGATCAAATTAGTGCACAAGTAGACACAACGTTTATAGACTTTGCAGCAAAAGCGTTTCATTGTGCTAAGTCAAGAGCAGAAGTTATCAAGGCAGGCCGGGAAATTGTTGCTAGTTCGGGGTTGTTTATTACTAAGAAACGCTACGCTGCACTAGTGTATGATGACGAAGGAAAGCGCAAAGATGTAGACGGAGCAGAAGGCAAAGTCAAAGCAATGGGATTAGACCTTCGTCGCAGCGATACACCTGTGTATATGCAAGACTTTTTGAAAGAAATACTACTTATGGTGTTGACCAACGTTGATCGAGAAATAGTACTCGATCGAATCTCCACGTTCCGCAAGGAATTTATTGACAGACCTGGCTGGGAGAAAGGTACCCCTAAGCGTGTGAATAAGCTAGGCCATTATCAACACCTTGAAGAAAAGCAAGGCAAGGCTAATATGCCAGGCCACGTTAGAGCAGCAATAAATTGGAATACTCTCAAGCGTATGCACAGTGATCGATATTCACAAGAAGCAGTAGACGGAATGAAGTGCATTGTTTGCAAGCTTAAACCAAACCCACTAGGATATACATCAGTTGCTTATCCTACTGACGAACTTCGTTTGCCAGACTGGTTTAAAGAGCTGCCGTTTGACGATGACGCAATGGCAGAAACTATTATTGACAATAAACTAGGCAACCTTATAGGAGTACTAGACTACGACTTAGAAAGCACTAAGCAAACAACTACATTCAATAGTCTCTTTGACTTCTGAAACTAAACCTAAATACATGCATAAACTTGTTGACAGTCAGCAAGTTAGAGCATACACTGTATAGAGTGAAATTAAACTAAGAGGATCACAAATGAAAGATATTTTGCAAGACGTAGTAGCACATACCCACGCACTGGGCTTCCTAACAATTATTAAAATAACCAATGACGAAGGTACTCAGATTGATTCAATGGCAGAAGACCGCAGTGTGATAATGAGTGCAACTACTCACACTCCTGTGCCACAATTCCACGGCACGTTTGGCATGACTAACTTGGACAAGCTGAACCTTCACTTGAAGAATCCCGAATACAAAGACAACGCTAAGATTGAAGTAGTGTCCAAGCAGAAGGACGGTACTGATGTTCCTACATACGTTCACTTTGAAAATGCAGCAGGCGACTTTGAAAACGACTATCGCTTTATCTCGCAAAACGTAGTTGAAGAAAGGCTTAAGACTGTTAAGTTTAAAGGTGCAGCTTGGAATATTCAAGTAGAACCTACTATGGCTTCTATTGCACGTATGAAGTTAATGAGCGCGGCACATTCTGAAGAAATTATCTTTAATGTAAAAACTAAAGGCGGCAATCTGGTGTTTAGCTTCGGTGACGCAAGCACACACGCCGGCGAGTTTGTTTTTCAGCACGGTGTAGAAGGTACACTTAAACACACATGGAGCTGGCCGGTGGCGCAGATTCAAAGCATCCTGAACCTAGACGGGGAGCTTACTATGAGCATTTCGGACCAAGGTGCTATGATGATTACAGTAGACAGTGGTATGGCCAAGTACGATTACATCTTACCAGCACAGTCTAAGTAATTTGAGGTTAATATGAGCGAAGACGACGAAGTAGATCTATATCAATTCGCAAAGTTATTTGACGCTGCAATAGCGTCAAATAACCCAAGTGTTAAAAAGGCACTGCGTAACTTTATGTTAATAGCTAGTATTGCCGAAGCAGAAGAGCTAGGAGTGCGATGCACTGACGGATTAGTTAGCGTGTTTGACAGAGTGAGTGTTCTCGAAAAACGTATGGCGGATATGGAGTTGACTATGAAGAACGCAATACGGTCTAATCAACACATAGGCGGGAGCGGGCTAGATTGGTACGGTGGTGGCGGAGGCAACCCCTACAAATACAGCACCACAAACTACGCTGTTCCTAAGAATAGCTCATTGTACAACACGTTTAGCGATATAATTAACAGCAAAGAAGGAAAGCCATGAATCGTAACTTAACCGCAGAACAAAAAGATTATGCCTTTTTCCTACCAGCACTTAGTGGCTTTTACGCCACTTATGTAGGCAAGCAACGATATGGTGAATATGTTTTAACGTCACGCATTCCTAGCAACTTTAATCACGGCATTGAAAGCCTTAACTATCTAAATCCCGCAGAAGGGCAGTTTCAGTATAAATGGAGTCTGTATTCCGCAGGACACGCAGAGCTTGACATTAACAAACATTCGCCTAAAGAGGATATGATCCGCAATCGCGATCGTGAAAATTCTTGGATGCTAGGTGACAGCGGCGGTTTCCAAATTGGTAAAGGTGTATGGGAAGGTGACTGGAAAGATCCTAAATGTCCTAAGGCGCAGAAGAAGCGAGACGGTGTATTGCGCTGGATGGACGCATACATGGACTACGGTATGATCCTTGATATCCCTGCGTGGGTAGCACGTAGCCCAGAAGGAGCGAAGGCAACAGGTATTAGTACCTATGGTGAAGCAGTAGCAGCTACTCGCATCAACAATGACTACTGGCTCAAGCACAGAACAGGTGCTTGCAAGTTTCTTAACGTATTGCAAGGTGAGAATCACGCAGACGCAGAAGATTGGTACGAGCAGATGAAAGACTACTGTGATCCAACTGTGTATCCAGACAACCATTTCAATGGATGGAGTATGGGTGGGCAAAACATGTGTGATGTACATCTCGTGCTTAAACGGCTTGTTACGCTGCGATTCGACGGCTTATTAGAACAAGGCATACATGACGTAATGCACTTTCTTGGTACAAGCAAGCTAGAGTGGGCAACGCTGCTAACCGACATACAACGTGCTGTTCGCAAGTATCATAACCCAAACTTTATGGTCACGTTTGATTGTGCATCGCCGTTCCTTGCTACAGCAAATGGACAGATTTACATTCAAACAGAAACACCAGATCGCAAGAAGTGGGTCTATAGAATGCAGCCCAGCATAGACAATAAGAAGTATTCTACGGACCAACGATTGTTCCGTGATGCAGTGTTAACTGACGGTATCTTTAAGAACTTTACAGACAGCCCTCTTACAGAAGAATTGAAAGTATCAGACGTTTGTATCTATGCACCAGGTGATCTAAATAAGATCGGCAAAGAAGGAAAGACCAGCTGGGATTCGTTTAGCTATGCTATTCAGATGGGGCACAACGTATGGAGTCATATCAACGCTGTCCAAGAAGCAAACAGACAGTACGACAACGGTATTGTGCCTAAGATGCTAGTAGAAGAACAGTTTGATCAAAAGTTCTTTCGTGATGTAGTAGATGAAATCTTTGCACAGACGACTCGAGAAGATGCGCTAGAGATAATAGACCAGCATAGTCGTTTTTGGATGTCTATTCCGGGAACACGCGGCGCAGTCGGCAAAAAGACAGTAAACGCTAGCACTTATTTTGATAGCTTGTTCGACTCTTCGTCACAAAAAGATGACGAGTTTGCAGAAGATGCAGAACATAACTTGGAGATTCTAGAAGATGAACAATCCTAGCAAAGAGTCAAATCGACTAGAAGAACTTAAATTTCAACACAACAAGGTTGACACGCTAGTTAAACGGCGCTATACTGAGTATGCTTCGAACTACGAAATTAATCGTTTAAAAACCATCAAACTATGGTACAAAGACAAAATCCACCGACTTAACAAAACACTAAAGGCACAACATGAAGCGTGACTATGAAGGAGAAACAGCATCAGGAGTAACGTTCTTTGTGGGCACAGAGGTCGAAAAGACCCCTGCGCTCGGAATGCGCACCCTGTTTGTTACTGGTCTTCAGGACGTAAACGAGATACGAGCAATCGCAGACGAAGAAGAGTGTACTCACATCTTCTTTGGAGCCAATCACAGTTTTAAAATAGACAGTGATGATGACTGGTTCGAATGGGATGAGATGATCAAAACTTTTCTTAAACAGGACTTCCTGTGTAGCTTAGACATTGATGTTACACTCGCTGAAGACTTTCTCGAAAGCGAACTAGTAGAATACAATAACTTTATCCCACAAATCCGTATTCCGCTACCCTACGTTAAGCAGTGGAATTACAACACTATGATCAAAATTGACGATCGTGACTTCAACGCAACTAATCCCGGCGTGTGGTGTCACAGTCTGCATGATCTTTTAGACCGTGAGAAATTTACAGATTGGAACAAGTATTCACTTGACAAAATCGTAAAGTAATCATATACTTACAGTATAGAAACTAAAAGGAACATTAGATGCTAGAAATTAACGTTGTAGGTAGTGTAGGCACTGGAAAAACAGCTATTGCAATGCTAGTCAAAGATGCATTACAGGCTGCTGGCATTAATGCAGTGTTAACTGGTGAAGACGTACATTACGCAACTGGAGATTATCACAAACGAATTAACACAGTAGCCGAAAGACAAACTGCTCCTTTAAAGATTAACGAAATTCAAAAGCCAAGGAGAAATAGTGAAGAACTCTAAAAGTATCTGGGTTACATTTCAGAAAGAAGGCGTACATAAGTACCCAGGCGCTGACACTGACCCTAAACTAGCAACAGGCGGATGGGACGATGTATCATTCTTAGGTTACCTCCACAGACACACGTTTCACTTTCGCGTTCGTATTGAAGTATTCCACGACGATCGCGACATTGAATTTATACAATTTAAGCGCTGGTGTGAACGGCTTTTTGAGTACGGTACACTAGCACTTGATAACAAATCTTGCGAAATGCTCGCTGACGGGCTTTACGCAGAGATATCAACTCAATACCCTAACCGTTTTGTTGAGATTGATGTAAGTGAAGATAAAGAAAACGGCTGTTCAAACTTTTACCCAAACCAATCAACCAACTAAAATTTTCAAGGAATACTATAACATGGCTATTAAAAACCCTACTGTAAACAAGATCTTTAACGACCTAGATGCGTACCGCAACTTTTGTTGCCTAGAAGGCAAAGTATACGACGAAGCGGATCTGTATCGGGGACAGTCGCCAGTATGGCAGCAGTATCAGAAATATCAAGGCTGGTTGCGAGCAAAAGCCCGCGGAAACTTTCGGAGAGGCTAATGACTGTATACATTGTAGATGTTGAAAGTGTATCTACTCGATACACAGGTGAGTGGAAAGACCACTTACCCACGCAACTGCGTCAAGCTACAATGGAAGAAATTGTCGTTATCTCAGGAGGAGAAACCCCTCAGGCTACAACGCCTGGGGCGTTCCTTAACTTTGGCGGAACCAATGTTTACAAGAGTAAACAGTTAGAACAGATTGGTGAACTATTCTGCAAAGGTG